GCACAGGCCGAACGTGATCGGATCGCGGCAGCGGCTAGAGAGGAAGCCTATGCGCGCGCCAAACGCGAGGCAGACGCCGACCACCGCGCACAGGTCAAGGCAGACATTGTGGCCGCGCTGTCCGCTATGGCTGGAAAGGCAACACCAGACGCCATTGCAGATGCCCTGATGGCGGGCGCAATCCCACATACGAAGGTGACGCTATGATTAAATACCACGACGACCTGATCCAAGGCAGCGATGAATGGCACGCTGCCCGCTGCGGATTGCTCACCGCAAGCGAGGTAAAGCTGATCCTGACCCCGACGCTGAAAATCGCCAACAACGACAAAACCCGCGCGCACGTTTACGAGATCGCCGCCCAGCGCATCACGGGCTACACCGAGCCGTCATACATCGGCGATGACATGCTGCGCGGTTGGGATGATGAGATCACCGCCCGCGATCTATACAGCCAGCACCGTGCCGAGGTCACAGAGGTAGGTTTCATCACCAACGACCATTGGGGCTTTACGCTTGGATATTCCCCTGACGGAATGGTGGGCGACGACGGATTGATCGAGATCAAATCCCGCCGCCAGAAATTCCAAGCCGAGACGATCATCAAAATGGAGGTGCCAGAGGAATACCAGTTGCAGCTGCAAACCGGGTTGCTGATCACCGGGCGCAAGTGGATTGACTTCATCAGCTACAGCGGCGGGATGCCGATGGTGATTATCCGCGTGCTGCCTGATCCGGTGATGCAAGAGGCAATCATCGCTGCGGCATCGGATTTTGAAGCCAAGGTTGAGGCCGGGATGCTTGACTATCGGGTGAACAGCGCGGGGATGATTATGACCGAGCGCAAGGTGGAACAGGAAATGCATGTTTAGTTTGACCGTATCGACGTGATGACATAATCTGATCTTGGGCTAGGCTGATCCCCGAAAAGGTTGTTCGCTAGCAATCCTGCCCAATCAACATCTAGCGATGCCTTTAGCGAGGGCCTTATGAAAAAATTCTATGTTTACCTGCATCGGCGGGAAACTGACAATTCCATCTTCTATGTTGGAAAGGGAAAAGATCGGCGCGCTTGGAGCCGATCCCACCGAAACAGACACTGGAAAAACGTTGCGGAAAAGCACGGCGTTTCAGTAGAGATTTATAAGTCTAAAATGAGCGAGGCTTGCGCGTTGACGCTAGAGAGGATTGCTATTTTTTCATATGGCATCAACAACCTAGCAAATGTTACATATGGAGGAGGCGGAACGTCTGGCTATCGCCATACTGATGAGACAAAAGCAAGGATTGCGGAAAGTGGCCGAGGGCGACCATTTCACCCAAATTCAGCAATAGGCCTACGCGCGAGGCGCGGATGCAAGTTCACGGCAGAACATAAAGCAAAATTAAGCTTAGCCAAAGCTGGTGTTCCAAGAGGTCCGCGCAGTGATGAAACGCGCCGAAAGATTAGCAAATCGCACCTAGGTCTAAAGCCCAGCGCAGAAACGTTAGAGAAAATGAGCCAGTCCAAGATTGGAAAGGCTGTCGGCAAAAATGGTCCAACATATGACCATACGGAGCGAATATTTCATCATCCAGATCATGGTGAATTTGTCGGAACTCGTGGCGACTTGATAGCAACATATCACCTCGGCGATGGGTGCATGTCGGAATTGATACGCGGAAAACGTCAATCAGTAAAAGGATGGAGGATCATCAAATGACCACGGATATGACTAGCAGCATTGTTCCCAAGTCGGACCAAATTAATGCGGATTCGCTGATCAGCGGACCCATGACCGTAACAATCACCGATGTAAGCATTCGTCCCGGAGAAGATCAGCCGATAGCAATGAAGCTATCGGGAACGCCTCTGGTGTATCGGCCCTGTAAATCCATGGCGCGCGTTCTGGTTTCTGCATGGGGTCCAGACGCCACGGCATACAAAGGCCGCAGCTTGACCCTATACCGCGATCCAAAGGTGAAATGGGGCGGCTTGGAGGTCGGCGGCATTCGTATCAGCCACATGACCGACATTGATAAAGACATGGTGATGATGCTGACCCAGACGCGCGCCCAACGCGCGCCGCACAAGGTAAAGCCGCTGCGCGTGGAGCAACAGCAGACGCAAGCCCCCGCCGCCCCAGATAACGCGCTGCAACTGGCCGATGCCGCAGCACGCAAAGGCACTGCTGCTTTCCGCGACTGGTGGAGCAGCGATGAGGGGAAAGCGTGCAGGGTAGCGGCAAACCAGAATATCGACAGTTTGAAGAAACTGGCCTCTGATGCAGACGGCCCGCCGCCTGACAATGATAACGATGCGCCACCCATGTAATGAAGAAGCCCCGGAATTACCGTGGCTTTCTTTTGGCGATTTCTCTGGCGATATACCAAGATGCTTTTTCAAGGTCTTGGATGGCATCGCCTTTCAAATCTGCGCGCCAAATGTATTTCACTGCATTGCCAAGATTGAAGCCCATATGCTCGGTGATCTGGATGCACTCGATGCCGCTGGGGTGTTCAGTATAATGCGGCGGATGATTTACGGGGTCTGTCATGATGTTCCTATGTGTTAATTTCCCCCGGCACTTCTCGGTTAGCGCCTGACCGCGCCGGGGGATCGTCTGGAGTATCGAAAACGCCCGCAATGCGGGGTCGTGTTGCACCTGCCGTATCCAGGCAGGCGATCCGGGGTTATCCCGAGATTAGTTGGCCCACTGGCTGGCGATTGCCGCAGCGATGCCTGGGTAGGTTCTGGACCGCTCTTTCCACCGATCCGGGCCGGGGCTTGCCAGGTGACAATCGGCGCGCGCATCGGCGGCGGTCATGTCCGAGGTCGGCAACAGTGCAGGCAGGCCGCGCGTCCAGAAGCATGTGCGCTTCTTTGCCGGGTCGCCAAACTGCCAAGGCTGGACGGTGAATGTCGGCTTGCCACAAATCGCAGCGGCGTAACCGTGCATCACCGGGTTTTCAACGGCCACCCGATCCGAGTTGGCATTGATGCACGCCATGAAAAACGCAGCACCTGCGCGCATGTCATCCCACAGGTCACGTTCTGCCAGCCACCTCACGCCGCTGTTGCAAAGCCTGGTGCATGGCGGATGCGCGATGACACCTGCCCACCGGCGCTGCAACTGCTCTGTCACGTCGCCTTGGATATGCGGGCCGTCTACTTCGGTCGGCAGCAGGTCGCAGGACACAGCGTCGATACCGCGCGCCAGCATGGCATCGCGAACCCGGCCCGAATATTCGCAAGCAATCAGCCAGGTCAACTCAACCTCCCCCGCAACGCCCGCACCATCGCTTCCTGCGCCTCGAGCGTAAACCGCTGGTGAATATCCATCATGCCAGACCGTAGCGCGCGGAACCGATCAGCAGCAGCTACAGCGGGCAGGCCATAGCCCATCGCCAAGCATTCCATCAGGCGGTAATCCTGCGATGCGGTGAAGCCGCCGTTGCCGATGGCTGCGAGATGCGCGCGGGCGATGGCGTCCCAATCGGTGGGGGTGGTCATGCGAACAAATCCCCCGCCGATGATTCAGCATCTTTCATGTTGCGGTTTGCCTGCGCCGCATATTCCGGCTTCAACTCGAACCCGATGTATTTTCGGAACGACTTCACCGCCTGAAATCCAGTGCTGCCGATGCCATTGAATGGGTCCATCACCACATCACCCGGCTTGCTGTAGAGCCGCAGGCAGTTGGCGATAGTATCAAGCTGCAATGGGCATACGTGGCGCTCGTCGTGTTGTCCTTTCGCCGCCCGATAGCCGTTCAAAACGTTGCCTTGGTTGATATTCATCCAGACCGGGCTGGCGAGTTTCTGCCACTCATAAACGTCAAACTCCGCATGTTTGATCAGTTCCGCAAGCAGATCATCATCCGGCACTTCGGCGCAAAGTCCTTCCCGGCGCATGTGATCAAGCCACCGCCGCGCAATTGGCAAAGCCGCTTTGATATCCCCCGGCGCGCAGTGTTCGATCCGGTCCGGGTTGTCGCCGTCCTTGCGGAAAAACAGCATATAGTCAGGCATCCCCACGCGGTTCATAGCGCTGTCTTTGCGGATCTGCTTGTAAAGCAATCCTAGAGCTTTGGTGCGCTGCATCTCGACTACTGGGTCTTTCCAGATTGTCGCGCGGCCATGATAGATCAACCCAGCGTCAGTATGGGCTTTGATCAGATCGCCAGAGAAGTCTTGCAACCCGATAGCGCCATCCCGGCCTTTGCGCATTGGTAGGTCCGTGCAATGCACGCAGGCAATTCGCCCGGGCTTCATCACGCGGGTCAAAGCCTCAGCAAAGAACCGATACTGGTTGATAAATTTCTGCCCGGTGCCTGCGTTGCCGAGATCGCGTTCGCTGTCGCTGTAAACGAACAAATCCCCGAACGGCGGCGAAAAGATTGTAAGATCAACTGAATTTTCCGGCATGGCGTGCATGCCTTCGATGCAGTCCGAGTTGTGGATTGCCCAACCTGCGCCCGAGTATTCCGGCTGTTTCAATGCCGTATGTTTCATGCTGCCACCTCTGATTTAAGCCACTCTGGGAAAGCCAAATCCAGCGGGCGATTGTATGCCGTCCGGGTCTTAGCCGTCGATTGTGCCGATTTCATGGCGGTTGCCATGCGGCGTTTCATTTCATCGTGTTTCGCGCCCTTTTCATTGATCACATCCCAGATTGCCATTTCGGTATCTGCGACCACGATATCGTTGCGCACTTGCTCTTTCTGTCCAAACCGATGCGACCGACGCACCGCCTGATAGTGTTGCTCGTAGCTGTAGCTGATCGATGCAAAGACAGCGTGCGCACAATGCTGCCAGTTTACCCCAAACCCTGCGAGTTTAGGCTTGGTGACGATCACGCGAAAATCGCCGTCAACAAATCCGAGAAGCAACGCCTCTTTCTGATCTGGCGTCATATCGCCGCGAACCTCGCGCGCGTCTGGGATAATCTTTGCCAATGCGGCGCTTTCATCATTGCTTTCGCACCAGACAGT